CACGCTGGCCTCGTGCGGCCCATCTACGAGATAGTCCGAAAGCGTGAAGGTCTTTACCGTTCCGAAGAAGGGACCGTAGACCGTTTCGTCCACGGTGATCCGGTAAGCCTGCTGCCCGTCTGCCTGCCAGTCTATTGTCGCGAAAGGCGCACCGTCGCAGCTAACTATCGGCGCGGCAGGGGCCGCCACACAGACGAACTGTAGGGTAGAACTCGGGCTGCTGTAGTTGCCCGCCTGGTTCTTTACGAACAGACCCCAGGCATAAGTGCCGCCTATCAGCGTGTTGGCCGGCATGCTGTAGCTTGTAGCTGGCCCGTTGATGTCAATATAGTTCCAGTTGGCGTCCTCAAGCAGTTTGTAGAAGATCCGCGAGCCAGTCGGCGCTGTACCGCTCGGGCTGTTGATACTCCATTTGAACAGGATCTGCTCGCTGCCGTCCTCCACCGTGCCGCTGGGAAGGAGAGGGGTTGGGACGATCAGCTGGTCTTCTGTGCTTATAGTGTAAACGCTGCTTGTACTCGTCGTCCCCTGGTTATCTGTCGCCGTAACCTTCCACTGGATTGTCCCCGCCGGGAGTGTGCCCGCTGCAAGGGTAACGTTTTGCGTGCTACCAGAGGCCGCCACACTGTTCCATGTGCTACCTTCATCGTCACTCCAGTAGAATGTGGCCGATGACTGTGTCCATGTACCAGCGCAGAAACCAGTCCCGTCCATTTGAAAATCCCATTTGAAGGTGTAAGCGTTGTTCGGATTGATATATCCGCTCGTCCCTGCTGTCCCGTAGACTTCGCTTGTAATTGTTACAGCATCATCGACCGTGATCAGCAACTGTGGCCGATTCCCGGCAGCGGCTTCCTCCGTGTATAGAAAAAGCGTCGCGCTGTCAGGCGGAGATCCGGCCGCCCCACCGTCAGAAGCCCACAAATAGAAGCTCCTGCTTTTCATAACGTTATAAGCTATTAAAGGAGCATTTGCTGGGAAAGTCGCTGGAAGCAGCAAAGTTGATCCGCTTTTTGGCGCGATTCCGTTTGTAGTTCCATAGGGGTAGACCGACGGTCTGTTCCCCTCGGTTACCGTAGCGGGATCAAAACTCGCAGTCAGCGGGGAAGACACGATATAGGCGTTGGAATAATTTGTGTTGTAGTAGACCCGCAGCTGCGCGGATACCAGCTTTTTATAGAGGTAACTTGAGGATAGTTCTGCAAAACTAAGGAGCATAGCAGGAAGTCTGCTTGCCGTCTGCATGATGTCGTAGGAAGCCGCGCCGTGTTCGTTTTTGTTTTGTTCCAAATAATCTACGCGGGCGGATCCCGTGCAAGCAAGAGTCTGTATTACATTTGCCATTTACGCCATCCTCCCCCTCACACGCCGGCTCTGGTACCAGTCCACGACCTCGCTCAGCTCCTGGATCCCGTTTACCGTGATGTTGATGATCTGGTCGCCCATGCCGCGGCTCTCCTGGTTGGAGTAGATCCGCGAGCCCTGTGGCAGCGCCACCAGCTCCGGCCCGGCCTCGCCGACCCACGTCAGGCCGCCGCGCCAGTTTCCGGATCCAGCTGCGTTCCGCCCAGCGTAAAAGTCATCATACTGCTGGAGCGTGCCCTTCTGGTTCATCGTCCAGCGCTGGAGGTTGCTCGCCTGCCCGGAGCCGTAATTCATGCCAAGGGCGGTTGTGAGCTTCCCGCTGCCCCAGTTCCAGATCTGCAGCCCGCTGATCACGTTCGCCGCGTCCGCGATAGCCGCCATGACATAGGACAGCCCTGCCAGCGCATTGGAAAGCTGGTTAATCGGGTTGAGCCAGTCCGGCATCATATCAAACAGACTGCTGCATGAATCAATAAGGGCGAGCGTGCTTTCAACCAGAGACGCAAAGTTCTTCACAAGCCCGGAGTCGATCAGCATCTTTCCGGCCTTGTCGATCATCTTCGTCAGCAGCTCGTAGCCTGCCTTCACAGCCGGCCCCCACTGCACCGCGATCTGATCCTTGTTCTTCTGCACCGTCTGGTTATATTTCTCGTGGGCATCGTCCACCGCGCCGAGGATCGCGATCTGATCCTCCGTCAGGACATATCCTTCCGTCAGCGCCTCGTTGGCCAGCCGGCGCGCCTCGTCCATCTGAAGGATCAGCGGAATCAGGTCACCGTAGTTTTTGCCGAGCAGCTCATTTGCCAGCGCGTTCCGCTCGGTCTCGTTGCCGTACTGGCTCAGGGCCTCCAGCGCCTCGAAGAGCAGGTCCTCGCTGTCGCGCAGCTGGCCGTTCTGGTCGGTTATCGAGACGCCCAGCGTCGTGAAGGCCTCGGATCCGCTCGCCGCGGCTTTGGTGACCTTGCTTAGCGCCCCGACGATGGTGTCGGCGCTCACGTCGATAAAGGGCGCGGCGTACTGCCACTGCTGCAGGGTCTTGGTGTCGATGCCGGCGATCATGCTCTGGGTCCCCAGCTCGTCCGCGCGCTTGGCGGCGTCCAGGGTCATCTCGTTGAGCTTCTCCACGGCCTTCACCACGGTCGTCACAGCAGCCGCCGCGGCGCCCATGGCGGCCACGGTGCCGGCGCTCAGGCCCTTCATCCCGTCCAGCGCCTTCTTCGCGCCCTCCGGGAGCTTGATCCCGAACTTCCCGGCCAGGTCGTTGACCTGGTCGCCCAGCTTCCCGATGGTCCCGGTTTCCTTCTGGAATCCGTCGGTCTGCTTTTTGATCTCCTCGTTGTTCTGCTCGATCGCCTGCTCCAGCCCGATCTGGGCCGCCTCGGCGTCGTTGAGCTTGATCTGCCAGTCCTGGGTCCGTTTATCGGCCTCGCCGTACTGCTGCGCGGCGTTGGCCAGCGCGTCCCGCAGGGTCTGGACCTTGTCCTTCTGCTGCAGCAGCTGCCGCTGCAGAAGGTCGCCCTTCGCGGTCAGGGCCTTGATGCTGTCCTCGTTCCCCTTGTACTCGGCCGAGATCTTCCGCATCTCGCTGGCCAGCACCTGGTTGCCCTTGTTGAGCTCGCTCAGGGCCTGTTTATACTGTTTTTCCCCGTCGACCTCGACGCGGAGCTTCGCGGTCCTTGTTGCCATGGGATCTCACCTCCCTGTGAGGTATGCCGACAGGGAAATCTCCTCATTTTCGCCCTTCTGGAGCGACTGGGAGACCTCCTGCCGGTGTCTGGGTCGATAATATGCGCTGTAAAGGCTCCAGAGCCTCGAAATGTTCATGCTTTTCCAGAAGACGTGCTCGTCCTGGCGCAGCTCGAACATCCAGATAGCAAGGTACCGGGCGAAGTCGATGGACTCCGCCCGGTCGTTCAGTTTCCCGGGTCGGCGTCGCTCTCCGGGGCCGCCTGCGGGACTCCGATGGGGATCACCGCCCGCGTGAACATGCCGATGATGTCCATCTCCTGCAGGGCGGAGAAGGGGACCAGCTTCGCCACCTGGCGCGGCGTGTAGCGGATCTCCCAGCCCATGTCCTCGGCGTAGTCGTTGAGCATGGCCGCGAAGATCGCCGCCGCTGCCTGCATGGACGGCAGGTTCATCACCGCGGAGAAGTCCCCGCCGTGCGCCTCCTGCAGCTCGTCCAGGACGGCCATGTTGCAGCAGATCTCCCAGACCCGGCCGTCAAATTCGACCGTCTTCTTCTCCAGGCGGATCGAAGTCATGCGCGCCTCCGATCAGCTGTTCGGGAAGACCGCGTCGCACCAGGCGTCGGCCTCCGCCTCGCTGTCGCAGATCGCGACCTCCTGCACCACCATGCCGCCGCTGTCGTCCGGCAGGAACTCGCCGACGGTCTGGGGCGTCTGGAAGGTGATACTCTCGCCCTTGGTCTGGAGGGTGTAGCTGGGCTGGCTGAATTTGGCCTTCGCCACGAAGAAGGCGGTCCACTTCTGCACGCCGTCCACCATGTCCGGGCAGTAGCAGGCGAAGCCCACGTACTTCTGGGAGTCGTTGGCCGAGGTGACCAGGCTCGTCACGGTGGCCGTGGTCGTGGTCCCGCTGTTCTGGTAGGTCACGCTGCGGTTCTTGGTCTGGCTGCCGAACATCAGCTGCTGCGCAGCCGTCGGAAAATACTTCGCGCCGAAGGTGATGGATCCGCCGATGACCTCCCGGAGGTATTCCGCCAGGGTGTCGCAGGCGTAGAGCCGCGCCTCGGCAAAGCGCAGCTCGAGCTGGGCGCTGATCGCGCAGCCGGCTTTCACCGGGTTGCCGTAGGTGATCGCGCCCTGGTTGTTGTTGTACTGCGCGACGCGGGCGCCGCGGAGTCCATACTGAGGCATAATGTTGCTCCTTTCTCGCGGGGGCTCAGCCCTCCGCCGTCTTCTCGAACCAGTCCCCGATGATCTTCTCGCCGGGGGCCGCGATCTCGTCGGCGCCCTGCTCGGCCGCCTGACGGATAAAAGGCCGGGCCGGCTGGCCGCGCTTCCCGTACTCGTTGATGAAGGCGATCTCCGCCTCCCGGGTCCGGGTGCGGCCCCGCGTCCGCGTTCCGCGGAAGGTCACGTCGCACCGGCCGCCGTTTTCCGTCTGTTTCGGTTTGGTTCTCGTGATTTTGTCCAGGACATGCACCTGGCTCTCGGGATCCCGGACGCCCATGCTCTCGCCGCTGGCGCGCACCTTCTGCTGCGCCACCGCGGTCATGGCCTCCAGGGCGTCGCTGGTCACATCCCATGGGATCTCCCCCAGGTCGTGGAACATCTGGTCGATGGCGTTGACGCCGTCAAGGATTACCTGCGCCATACCAGCCGCCTCCGTCCGTGTACTCGCACTCGAACACGTAGGCCTGGCCCTCGCTGTCGCTGATCGGCAGGATCGACGGCCAGGTGCATCCGGCGGTGAAAAGCGCCCAGCGGATCACCTGCTTCATGCCGGAGGGGTCCTCCTTGTGCGGCAGGGAGAACCGGACGTTCACCAGGTAGCGCGCCGCGTGGGGCGCCCCGTCGGCGAAGACCGCCGGGATCTCCGTGTAGGTCCAGACGAGATACTTCAGCAGGCCGCCCGTATACAGGTTGGGGAAGGTCGGCAGACCGGTGCCCTCCAGCGCCTGCTGCAGCACTTCGTCCACGCTCGCCGCTGCGCTCATCGGATCACCTCCGTGAGGATCAGGGTCTGGGTGTCGAAGTCCTGGGGAAAGTCCCGCAGCACCTTGAAGTGCCGGCCGGCGAAGTCCACGAAGCGCTCGCCGGCGGTGCCGGCAGGAAATGCGGCCGCGTAGTCCGCCTTCCAGATCTGGATCTGGGCGCTGGCCCGCAGCCCGGCCTTCATGCTCAGGTAGAACTCCGACTGGCTCACGCCGTCCTCGAAGTTGCAGAAGACCGTGGTCTTCGTCGGCTCGTCCACGCCGTAGCCGTTGTCCTCCTGCTTGTCTGCGTAGAACAGCAGGTCGGCCACGTCGCTCCAGGGCGTGTGCAGTCCTTTTTTCATGGCGCCGCCTCCGCCGTCTCCCGGATCACCCGGTTGTTCAGCGCCTGCCGGAGCATCCGGCCCATGGGCGCCTGGTCCACGCGGCAGCGCCAGAGCCAGGCCGCGTACATCAGCACGAGGTCCTTGTCGCCTTCGCTGTTTGTCAGGGTGACGCCCTCGGCGGTGATCCGCTCCTGCGCGGTCTGGATCCGGGCGGTCAGCCGGTCGTCAAAGGCCGTGCTCGTGATGCCGAGGTCGATTTTCAGGGCTGACAGCAGCTGATCTGTGTTCACTGCGTGCCCTCCTTTGCTTAGGTTTGCGCGCCTCGCAGCGCGCGGTAGGCGTTTTCGTCGTAAACTGCCATCCCGACATGGCCGCACTTCACCGAGGAATCGCACCAGATCTGCGTCCCGCTGTCCCGGACCCGGAGGCAGAAGCTCAGGTCCTCGCCGAAGCCGGCGACGGGGGAGAAGGGCTGGCCGTACTGGTCCCGGATCCGCCGCAGCAGGCCCACGGTCATCAGGCAGCAGCCGAAGCCGCAGGCCTCGATGGGGAAGATCTCGCAGTCCGGGTAGTCCGCGAAGAAGTCCGCGTGCCCGGAGATGAAGCCGTGCTCCTGGTCCGTCCAGAGCTTCTCGAAGATCACCGGCCGGATCGGCGGCTTCCGGGTGAAATACAGGCCGCTGACCATGTCTTTCCCGGCCGCCAGGTGCTCGCCCAGGCGGAAGAGGGTCTCCGCGGGGAAGGTCATGTCGCTGTCCAGCCAGAGCACCCGGTCGAATCCCTCGTCGATCGCGAGG